TTGGCGAGGGCATTCGCAGAGCGCTTCTACCGCTCGAAGGCGTGGCGGAGGACGCGCAAGGCCTACTTCGAGTCGGTCCACGGGCTGTGCGAACGCTGCCGAGAGCGCGGCGTGGTCAGGGCCGGGGAGATCGTGCACCACAAGATCCACCTGACGCCCCAGAACATCGGCGACCCGTCGATCACGCTCGGCTACACCAACCTGGAGCTCGTGTGCCGGGACTGCCACGCGCAGGAGCACCCGGAGATCTACGGGCGGGTGGTCGAGCAGAGGGTGGCCTTCGACGAGAACGGGAACCTCGTCAGGAAGGGCTGCGATGAAGTTCGATGAGCAGGTCAGCGAGCGCTACGAGCGCCTGTCCAAGGAGTACCTCGACCTGGACGAGACCACCAAGGAGGTGCTGGTCGCCTACTGCAAGGCGCTCACGCTGTACGACGAGGCGGTGTCGACGGTGGCGACGGAGGGCATCATCATGGAGAACGAGAAGGGGAAGCTCGTCGAGCACCCCATGGTCGGGGCCATGCACAAGCTGTCCAACGAGCTGAAGGGCCTGTACACGCCCCTCAAGCGCATCCTGTTCAAGCAGCAGGACACGCAGGACGCCGACGACTTCGACGAGTTCCTGGGGATGTAGCCCGTGGTCGCCCCGAAGAGGGGGCGCGCGGCGCGGCTGCCCGACTGCGCCGCCGTCAAGTACTTCCGAGCCATCAAGTCGGGCAAGGTCACCGCGTGCCGCAAGATGCGCAGGCTCGCCGACAGGATGCTCGACGAGATCGCGCACGGGTACAAGGAGTGGCACTTCGACAAGGAGGCGGCCCAGCGCCCGGTCCGCTTCATCGAGGAGTACTGCTACATCCCCTCCGGCAAGCTGAGGGTGCCGTTCAAGCTGGAGCTGTTCCAGAAGGCGCTCGTCGAGTGCGCGTTCGGGTTCGTGGACAAGGACGGCAACCGCCGGTTCCAGGAGGTCCTGTGCATCATGGGCCGGAAGAACGGCAAGTCGTCGCTGCTGGCCGCGCTCGAGCTGTACGCCCTCATCGGCGACCGCGAGGGCGCGCCCCAGGTCTACAACGTGGCGAACTCCGAGGACCAGGCGAAGCTCGCGTTCAACGCCGCCATGCGCATCATGCGCCAGTCGAAGCGCATCAGGAAATACGCCCGCAAGCGCGCCGACGACATCTACTGCGAGAGGAACCTCGGGTTCATCAAGCCGCTGACCTCGCAGACGGCCAACCTGGACGGCCTGGACGTCCACTTCGGCGTCATCGACGAGCTGTCGGCCATCAGGAACCGAGACCTGTACGACCTCGTGAAGCAGGGCATGTCGGCGCGCGACCAGCCCATGCTGTTCGTCATCACCACCAACGGCTTCGTGCGAAACGGTGTGTTCGACGCCCAGTACGACTACGCGAGGGGCTGGCTCAACGGCGACGTGGAGGACGACCGGTTCCTGGCGTTCATCTACGAGCTGGACGAGCGCGACGAGTGGGTCAACGAGTGCGCGTGGGTGAAGGCAAACCCGGGCCTCGGCACGATCAAGAAGCTGTCGGCCCTGCGCGGCTACGTCAACAAGGCGCTCCAGGACCCCACGTTCCGGCCGACCGTCATGGTCAAGGACTTCAACATGCCGGAGAACCAGTCGGTCGCGTGGCTGGAGTTCGACGACGCCGTGTGCGAGGAGGCCTTCGACATCGACGAGATGGGGTTCCGCTACGGGATCGCCGGCTTCGACGCCGCCGAGACCACCGACCTCACGGCCGCGTGCATGCTGATGATGCGCCCGGGCGACGACCGCGTGTACGCCAGCGCCATGTACTGGCTGCCCGAGGACGCGCTGAGGTGCGAGTCGGAGAGCGGCAGCCGCCGCGAGAGGGACGACGTGCCGTGGGAGCAGTGGGTGGCCCGGGGCCTCGTGCGCCTGGTGCCCGGGAACAAGGTGGACAAGCGCGTGGTGCTGGAGTGGCTCGCGGAGATGCGCGACGAGCACGACGTGTACACCTACGCCATCGGCTACGACCCGTGGCACCTGTCCGACGACTCCATGAGGGATGGGTTCGAGTCGTTCGTCGGCAAGGCGCGGGCCATACCGGTGCGCCAGGGGCCTGCGACCCTCTCCCAGCCCATGAAGCAGATCAAGGCGGACTACCGCGCCAACCGCATCGTGGACAACCACAACCCCGTGACCGAGTGGTGCCGCATGAACGTGATGGTGCGCACCGACGTCAACGGCAACATCCAGCCGGACAAGAAGATGGCCCAGGCCGCCAACCGCATCGACGGGTTCATGGCGGAGCTGGACGCCTACACGATGCTGGACAAGCTGATGGGCGAGTACTCCCAGGCCATCTGAGGCGACGAGAGTTTGACCCTCCCCAAGGTCGCACGTTCGCGCGATAGTCTCGTGTATGGGACTCAGAGAGATGATCTTCGGCAAGGGCAGGGCAGAGGACGGCCGCAGGGCCGCCCACGGCTTCAGCACGTTCACGGAGTACCAGCCGGTCTTCTCGACCTGGCGCGGATCCGTCTACGAGCAGGAGCTGACGCGCTCGGCGATCCACGCGTTCGCCAACGGCTGCTCCAAGCTCAAGCCCGAGGTCGTCGGCACCGCCAAGCCGAAGCTGAGGCGGTGCTTCGAGACCCAGCCCAACGAGCTGATGACGTGGCCGAAGTTCCTCTACCGGCTCGCCACCGCGTTCGAGAACGACTGCACGGCCTTCGTCGTGCCGGAGCTCGACCGTGCGGGCGACACCGTGGGGCTGTGGCCGCTGAAGTGCGAGGGCGCCGACGTCGGCGAGATCGCTGGGCAGCCGTGGATCGTGTTCCACACGGCCTCCGGCGAGGACAGGGCCATCGAGCTGGAGCGCGTGTGCGTGCTGACCAAGTACCAGTACCTCTCCGACGTGTTCGGCAGCCCCAACGCCCTCGACGAGACCATGAGGCTGCTCCACGCCCAGGAGGAGGCCCAGAGGGCCGCCATCGAGGCGGGCGCCACCATCAGGTTCATCGGGCAGCTCACCGGCCAGGTGCGCGAGGAGGACATCGAGCACAAGCGCGAGCGCTTCTCCCGGGACAACCTGTCGCGCGCCAACACCAGCGGCCTGCTGGTCTACGACAACACCTTCTCCGACGTGAAGCAGGTCGAGCCGTTCAGCTACACGATCTCCGACAAGGAGATGGAGCGCATCGAGAACAACGTGTTCGACTACTTCGGCACCAACCGCGACATCCTCCAGAACCGGTTCAACGAGGACCACTGGAACAGCTACTACGAGGGCAAGATCGAGCCATTCGCCGTGCAGCTCGGGGAGGGGCTCACGGCCATGTGCTACTCGCGCCAGGAGCAGTCGCGCAACCGCGTGACGTTCTCCTCGAACAGGCTCCAGTTCGCGACCTCGGCCTCCAAGCGCAACATGATCCGCGACATGACCGACCGCGGGATCATGTCGATCAACGAGGCGCGCGAGATCTTGCAGCTGCCGCCCATCGAGGACGACGCGCGCGTCATCCGCGGCGAGTACGCCGACGCCACGCTCCTCTCCTCCCCCAAGGACGACTCGGATCCCGAGCAGCACGACCTGGTTAAGAAGGACTCCGACCTGCACGGGGTCATGGACAAGGACGAGATGGAGTGACCATGCCAGTAAGGGAAGGAAGAGAGTACCGCACGTTCGACTTCGCCCTGGAGGCGAAGGACGACTACGTGGTGGAGGGCTACGCGACGACGTTCGACGACCCGTACCCGATGCCGGGCGGCATCTACGAGGTCATCGACCGGCACGCGCTGGACGAGGCGGACATGTCGGACGCGATCTACCAGGTTGACCACAAGGGCGCCGTGCTCGCCAGGCGCAGCAACGGCTCGCTCGAGATCGCGTGCGACGACCACGGCCTGTTCTTCAGGGCGAAGCTCGGCGGATCCCAGGCGGGCAGAGACCACTACGAAGCGGTTTCGAGCGGACTCTACACCCGTATGAGCTGGGGATTCACGGTAGTGAAGGGTACGGAGGAATACAACGTGCGCGCCGCGACCGTGACAGTGAAGAAGGTTCGGAAGGTCTACGACGTATCGGCGGTTTCATTCCCTGCGAACAGCGGGACTGAGATACACGCTCGCTCCTACCTTGACGGAGTGATCGAGCAGGCGCGCGGGGAGTCCGCGCGGCGCGAGCGGGAAATGGAGGAGAGGGAGGCTCTCGCCGCCCTCGCATCGATCCTTTAAGGAGGAGACATGGCTTTCGAGCATCTGGGCGCGACCGAGTACCGCGCGCTCGACAACGAGGCCTTCGAGGCCCGCAAGAAGGAGCTGCAGGACCTTCTGCTCGACCCCGAGGCCGAGGTGGACATGAAGGAGGTTCGCTCCGAGATGGAGATCGTCCGCGACGAGGCCGAGCGCCGCGCCGCCGCCGACGAGCTGCGACGCTCGATGGAGCGCCGCGCGCTGTCCGGCGGGATGCGCGTGACCGAGCGCGCCGACTTCGGCGGCAAATCCGGCGGAGCCCAGGTGCTGGAGGCGCCCGACGACCCCCACGACACGCCCGAGTACCGCGACGCGTTCATCGACTACGTGAGGACGGGCCGCCCCTCCGGCGTGCTCCTGCGCATGGCGGGGGCCGAGGACTCCGGCAACGGGATGCTCACGTCCGACGTGAAGATCGCCATCCCGACCACGCTGTCCAACACCGCCATCGAGAAGCTCGACGAGCACGACGACATCTACGCCCTCGTGTCCAAGACCTCCTTCCAGGGCGGCTACGAGATACCCATCGACGAGTTCGACTTCCTGACCCACTGGGTCGGCGAGGAGGAGGTCTCCGACTGGCAGAAGGCCGGGCGCAAGGACAAGATCGTGTTCTCCTACCACGAGTTCGAGTCCCGCTTCCAGCAGTCCTTCCTCTCCTCCATCGTGACCATGGACAACTTCCAGTCCAAGCTCATGCCCAAGATGGAGAAGTCGATCTCGCGCACGCTGTCCCAGGCGATCATCCGCGGCACCGGCAGCGGCCAGCCGCTCGGCATCCTCAACGACCCGCGCGTCGAGCACGTGGTCGAGATGACCGAGGCCGACTTCCGCAACTGGAAGGCGTGGCACTCCATCTTCGACGCCGACATCGACCCCGAGTACGACGACGGCAGCCTCCTCATGTCGAAGGGCTCCTGGAACAAGTACATCGACACGATGTCCGACAAGAACGACGCCCCGGTAAACGTCACCTACGACCCCGTGACGGGCAAGCGCAGCCAGGTGCTCGTGGGCAAGCAGACGCGACTGGTCAAGCCGGTCACGCTGCCCGACTTCGACAAGGCCGCCCCCGGCGACGTCGTGGGCGTCTACGGCACGATGAACGACTACGCCATCAACTGGCAGCCCGGCGGCAGCATCGCCATCACGCGCTACCCCGACTGGGACAAGCGCAAGAACAAGATGGTCGGCTACGGCGTCTGCGACGGCCGCGTCGTCGACCCCTACGGCTTCATCCTCATCAAGAAGAAGGCGAGCGCCTAATGGAGGCCCGCGTGCTGAAGCCCTTCTACGACCTCAAGGACGGCGCCGACCGCAGGGCCGGCGACGTCTTCGAGGCGTCCGAGGGGCGCATCCGGGAGATCAACGAGGCCCTCGGCGAGCCCTATGTGGAGGCGGCCGCCGAGAAGCCCGCGGTCAAGCCCGCCGCCGGGAAGACCACGGCCAAGCCTGCCGCGAAGAAGCCCGCGGCCAAGCGCGCCCCCGCGGCCAAGGAGGGCTAGGCCATGGGCGGGTGCCTGCAACAGGTCGTCAAGGACGCCCTGCGCGTCACGTCCGAGGCCTACGACGCCGAGGTGGCCGCGTGGATCGCGGCCGCCGTGGCAGACCTGCGCCGGGTGGGCGTGAGGGAGCGGCTGCTCGCCGGCGACCCGCCCGACCCGCTGGTCGTGGTGGCCGTCATCTGCTTCTGCAAGTGCCACTTCGGGTTCGACTTCGCAGAGTTCGAGCTGGAGCGGCTGGAGAAGCAGTACGAGCTGCTCGTCTGCGACCTGCTCAACTCCTCGGCGAACTGCGCCGCCGAGGACGACGAGGCGCAGTACCCGCCCAGGGACGAGGCCGGCGCGCCGGAGGGCGACGGCCTATGAGGTTCACCGACTCCATCGTGCTCAGGGCCGTCGAGTACGAGCGCATGCCCGACGGGGTACAGCGCCCGCGCGTGCGGCACCGCCGCGTGTTCTGCAACCGGCTGGCCGTGGGCGAGTCCGCGCGGCTCGCCTGCGCGGCCGAGGGTCTCAGGGGCGCGGTCCGCGTGAGGGTCAGGTCGGCCGAGTACCGCGGCGAGGGCTTCGCCGTCTGGGAGGGCCGCGAGATGACCGTCGAGGGGGCCTCGTCGAGCGGCGAGTTCACCACCCTGACCATCGCCGAGAGGCTCGGCAGCGACCAGCGCGAGCCGGCCGTCGCCCCGCCGGAGGAGCCGGACGCCACTCCCCCCGATCCCGGGGAGGAGGACGGCGAATGACGCGCGAGATCGAGATCGGCCAGTTCGAGGACGCCATGGGCGACATCATCGACGACGTGTACGCCTCGGTCCAGGAGGGCTCCCGCAGGTCGGTGACCGAGGGGGCCAAGGTCGGGCGCCGCGAGACGGTCTCCAACGCCCAGGACGTCATCACGCCGCACAACGGCGACTACTTCGACGGCTGGTCGTACCGCGCGTGGCAGGAGGGAGGCGGGTGGCGGTCGGAGGTGGGCAACGCGAAGGTTCCCGGCCTCGCCCACCTGCTCGAGAAGGGCCACGCCAGGGTTGGCGGCGGGCGCGTCGCCGCGAGGCCGCACATCGCGCAGGCGGCCGAGGACGCCTTCGACGCCGCCTGGGACGCGCTGCTGGAGGGGGTGGAGCTGTGAGCCGGGAGGAGATCGTGTCGATGCTCGACGGACTCGGCATCCCCGCCGTCCACGCCGCGTGGCGCCAAGGTAGCGCCCCTCACCTGCCGTGGGCCGTGCTGCTCATGGAGGAGGACGCGCACCTGACGGCCGACGGCCGGAGGTGGGCGTCGTTCCCGCGCATGCGCGTCGAGCTGTACCAGGAGTCGTCCGACTCCGAGCTCGAGGGATCGCTGGAGGCGGCCCTTGCGGGCCGCTACGGCGACTACGAGAAGACAGAGGCATGGGTGGACTCGGAGGACTGCCTGATGTGCTCCTACGAGTTCACCGACATCTAGAGAAAGGAACGAGCCATGCCCGAAGCAACCACCGCCCTGAGGAAGGCCGTCAAGTACGGCGTCGAGAAGGCTCACTACGCCGTCCGCAACGACGACGGCACCTACGGCGCCCCCAAGCCGCTGCTCGGCGCCGTGTCGGTCACGGTCGACCCCGAGGGCGAGTCGAACCCCTTCTACGCCGACAACTCGATCTACTTCGACGAGGAGACCAACGCCGGCTACACCGGCAAGTTCGAGGTCGCCTACCTGGAGGACGAGGCGCGCGCCGACCTGCTCGGCGAGATCATCGACGCCATCGGGGGCATCTACGACGACGCCGACGCGAGCGGTTCGCACGTCGCGTTCATGTGGCAGACCAACGGCAACGTGCGCAACAAGCGCGTCGTCTACTACGACGTCTCCTTCAAGCGCCCGTCCGAGGCCGACCAGACCAAGAACGAGAAGACCGACCCCGGCACCTTCGAGCTGGAGTTCACGGCGGTGCCGGTCGAGATCGAGGTGGGCGACCGCACTTCCAAGACCTCCAAGTACTCGCTGCCCTCCGACAAGGCCGAGGCGAAGGCCGCCTACGACAAGTGGTTCGAGGCGGTTGCCATGCCGCAGGCCGCGGCCGCCTAGGGGGAGCCGTGCTTCTGGACTACGGGCGCGGCCCCGAGGAGTGCCGCATGGGCCTCAAGGCCATGAGCGCCTACGAGCAGGAGTTCGGGCGCGACATCATCCAGGACCTCTTCGGGCGCGTCACGGTGCGCGAGCCGGAGCCGGATGAGGAGGGCGTGGTCGCGTCGGTCGACTACCGGGACACCAACTGGACGGCGCTCGTGAGGGCGCTGTGGGCGTCCCGCAGGGCCGCCGACGAGTCGGTGCCGCCCTACGCCGTGTGGGCCGACGGGATCGACGCGCTCGACCTGAACGCGGTCTCCGACGCCCTCATGCCCGAGGCCGTCAGGACGTTTTTTCACGCCGGGGATAGCGGTCGCCCCGAGGCCCAAGACCGCGGGTAGCGAGCCCACGCTGCCCTACACGGCCATGTACGCGGCGGGTCTGAGGCTCGGACTCGGCCCCGCCGCCCTGGCCGACATGAGCTACCCCACGCTCGCCAACCTGCTCGGATCCGCGTCGCCGGAGCCGGAGGAGGAGCGCGGGGCGGAGAGGGCGACGCAGCAGGACATCGACGCGCTGTAAGGAGGAGACGTGGCGTCAACGGCATACAAGGGTCTGACGATCCGCATAGGCGCGGACACCACGTCCCTCCAGAGCGCCCTCAAGGCGTCGAACCGCACCATCTCAGCGACGCAGGCGATGCTGCGGCAGGTCAACAAGGCGCTCAAGTTCGACGGCTCCAACGCCCAGGCCCAGGCCCAGCAGCTCAAGCTGGTCTCCGCCAGGGCCAAGGGGCTCGCCGAGCGCTACACGCTGCTTCAGAGGACCATGAGGCAGCTCGGCTCCAGCGGCGCGCTGAGGAAGCTCGCCGCCGAAACCGACGACGCCGCGGGCCACGCCCAGCGGTGCCTGGAGCGCTACAACAAGGTCAACGACGAGATAGCCCGATTCAAGCACGGGTTCGCCCTCAAGTCCCAGCAGGGCGAGATGGAGCGGCTGAACGCGGAGATCAGGGAGCACGAGTCGCTGCTGAGGCAGATGCGCCGCGACTACGCCGAGATGGGGTCGGCGGCGCCGAGGGGCATGCTCGCCGAGATCAAGGGGTGGGACGCCTCGTTGAAGCAGCTCAGGCGCGAGTACAGGTCGCTGGAGACGGCTGCGAAGAACGCCTTCGCGGGCGTTGAGGGCGTGGACGCGACCCTCGCGAAGATGCGACAGATGGGCGAGGTGACCGAGGGCGTGGAGCGGGAGTACCGCGCCCTCGCCCGGGCGCACGCCGAGGCGTTCGGGGACAACAGGCTCGCCAAGGAGCTCGTGCAGCTCGAGCAGTGCCGCGCCGACGCGGCCGCCGCGAGGGCCGAGGTGCGCGCCCTCGGCGAGCAGATGGCGCTCGCCGTCAGGTCGGGCGCGGCCAACGGCATATCGCGGGAGTTCGACGAGGCGCGGGAGAGCGTCAGGCAGTGCGACGCCGCCATCAAGTCGATGCAGGAGGACGAGCGCAAGCTCATGTCGGCGTTCGCCCAGAACCGGTGGATGGACGGGCTCCAGGACGCGATCAAGTCGAACATCGGCAGGCAGCTCGACTCGGCCCGCGAGAAGGCCGAGGCGCTCCGCAGGCAGATAAAGGCCCTCGACGAGATGGGGCTCGGCGGGATCGAGAGCGGCGGCCAGGGCGCGGAGCGCGCGCTGGAGCGGGTGACGCAGGAGTCGAAACAGGCCCATGCAGCGCTCGCGGAGCTCAAGGGCCGCGCGCAGACGGTCGCGGACGAGCTGTCCCGGGCGAAGGAGGGGACGGCGGCGTACCGCAAGCTGGAGGAGCGGGCGGCCGCGGTCGCCAAGCGGATGGAGCAGCTCTCCGAGCGCACCGAGACGCTCGACGCGCTGCTGCGCAGGCTCGGGCGGGGAGCGACGCTCAACAACCTGGTGGCCGACCTGTACAAGGCGGAGGCCGCCGTCGAGCGCGGCACCGAGAAGCTCTCGGAGTTCGACCGCAGGCTCCGCATGTCGAGGCAGACCGCGCAGCAGCTCGGCTGGTCCATGTACTCCACCGTCACCCCCGCCGTGACGATGTTCGCCTACAGGGCGATCTCTGCGGCGGAGGAGATCGACGCCGCCTACCGCGACATGCGCAAGACCGTCGAGGGCACCGAGCAGCAGTTCGAGGCGCTCAAGCGGGGCGCCATCGACTACTCGCGCACCCACTACACGTCCGCCGACACGATGCTGGAGATCCAGGCCATGGGCGGGCAGCTCGGCATCGCGGCCGACGAGCTCGAGTCCTTCTCGACCGTCGTGTCGAACCTCGACATCGCCACCAACCTCAACGCCGACCAGGCCTCCGAGCAGCTGGGCCAGGTGTCGGCGATCCTGTCCGACATGAAGCAGGACCGGGGCGAGGCGTTCCCGAAGTTCGGCGACGCGCTCACGCGCCTGGGCAACAACGCGGCGACGCTCGAGTCCAACATCATGGACGTGACGAGCCGCATCGCGTCGATGGGCACGATCTCGGGCTTCACGGCCCCGCAGCTGCTCGCCTGGGCGACGGCCATCGCCTCGACGGGCCAGGGGTCCGAGGCCGCCGGCACCGCCGTCGCCAAGACCATGAGCGACATCGAGTCTGCCGTGGGCGCCGGCGGCGAGGACCTGGAGGCCTTCGCCGGGGTGGCCCGCATGTCGGCCGACGAGTTCCGAGCCGCGTGGACCGACACCCCGTCCGAGGCGCTGAGGGCGTTCGTGCAGGGCCTCGCCGACATCGAGAAGGAGGGCGGCTCGGCCGACTCGACCCTGAAGCAGCTCGGCATCAACTCGGTGCGCCAGAAGCAGGCGCTCCTCGGCCTGTCCCAGACCGTGGGCAACGTGAACAGCTACATCCAGATGAGCGACAACGCCTGGGAAGGCGTGAGCGACGCCTGGGGGCGCGCCGGCGACGCCGCCCGCGAGGCGGACGCGAAGACCCAGGGCTTCTCGGGCGCCGTCCAGCTGCTCCGCAACAACTTCGACGTGTTCGGGGCCGAGGTCGGCGAGTCCGTCGAGGGTCCCGTCAGGGCGCTCGCCGACATCATCGGGGCACTCACGGCCGGGTACTCCGGGCTGCCGGACTTCGCCAAGACGTTCGTGGACGCGGGGATCGCGGCCGCGGCCGCGGCAGGCCCCGTGCTCGTCTTCAAGAACGCCGCCGGCGGAGCCCTCAAGGAGCTCGCCGGGCCTGCCGCGGGCTCCATCGCCGCGGGCCTGGAGTCGATAGGCATCTCGGCCAGCGCGTCGTCGAGGGGCGTCAGGCTGCTCGCGGCGTCGTCCAAGCTCGCCGGCGCGGCCCTCAGGGGCATCGCGCCGATCATGGCGATACAGCTCCTCTGGGAGCTGGGGAGCGCGGCGTGGGACGCCCACGAGAAGATGGAGGCGGGCGCGCGGGGGGCGGAGGAGCTGGCCTCCGCGTGCGAGGCCGTCGGAGGCATCTCGCGCGACGTCGCGAGATCCCAGGAGGAGATCTCGGAGTCCGCCAGGAGCGCCGCCCGGCAGGTCGCGGACGAGGCCTACGAGGTCGTGCAGTCGGCTGCCGACACGGCGCGCTCGGTCAAGGAGGCGACCTCGGGCCTCGCGGGCGACGAGGTGGAGGTGCGCCACTTCGACAAGGTTATACGCGAGATGATGCGCGTCGGAGAGCAGGGCGAGCTCACCGCCGTGCAGCAGGAGATGCTCGTGTCGGCGGTCAACGGGTACGTCGAGGCCACGGGCGAGGCGGTGAGCGTCACCGACCTCGCGAACGGCAAGCTGAACGTCACGTCGATGGAGCTCTCAAACCTCACGGCGAAGTGGCTCGAGAACGCCAAGGCCACGGCGGCGGCGAAGGCCGTCGAGGAGGCCACGGCGAAGTACCACGAGCTGGTCGTCGAGCAGGAGAAGCTCAAGATCATGAAGGAGGACCTCGAGAAGAGCGGCAACGACAAGGAGACCCGCTACAACCCCCGGGAGGGCAGCTACGAGCAGTTCACCGCCGAGTACTCCGACATCTTGACCCAGATCGAGAACGTGGAGGCGGAGATCCCCGAGGCCGAGAAGCTCATGGACGCCGCCACGAGGGCCGCCGGGCGCCTCGGGGTGGGGGCGGGCGAGGCCGCCTCCGGCATGGGGGAGCTCGCCGATGGGGCCGACTGGGCGGCCGCGGAGATGGGCGAGGCCGAGGAGGCCGCGCAGGCCCTCGCCTCGGCGCTCGAGGAGGCGCTCGCCGACGACGGCAACGCCTGGGGGTCCATGCTCGCGCGCGCCATGGAGAAGTCGGGGATCTCGACCGACGAGATGGCGCAGGCCATGGACGCCGCCGGCATGTCCGTCGACGACCTGAAGGAGCGCTTCGCGGGGCTCGAGCAGCCCGTGAACACGGCCTTCGAGAAGCTCAAGACGGAGAGCGCCGTATCGGCGGCGGAGGCCAACGCCAACATGGAGGCCAACAAGAGGGCCTACGACAAGTTCTACAGCGACCTCGGGAAGCTGGAGAAGCAGGCCCAGACCGACCAGCAGAAGGCCTTCGTCGACTACCTCAGGCAGTCGGGCGTCCAGAACGCGAGCCTCGTCGAGGAGTACTCCAAGAACCTCGACCTGTTCCGCGATGGCGCCGAGAGCTTCGACATGGAGGGCGTGGCAGACCCCTTCAACCGCGCGCTGTTCCGCAGCGAGTACGGAAAGCTCATGGAGGAGCTCCAGCAGTACGTGGACGCCATCAGGGCGAAGGCCGCCGAGGCCGTGCAGGCCCAGGAGCACACCCGGGAGGAGATCGCCGCCGCGTTCGGGAGCGCCCCGAAGCTCACGGCCGAGGAAGCGCTGCCCAACATGGACGAGCTCCCGCTCTACGCCGGCGAGAGGGGCGCGGCGGCGGGCGCCGCGCTGGGCGTCAACTTCGTCGCGGAGTGCAACGCGAGGGCCGGCGAGGCACAGGGGGCCGCCCAGGCCCTCGCAGCGGCGCCGGACAAGCCGCTCCAGGGGGCCGCGGACAAGGCGTCCGAGCAGGGGGCCGCCATACCGAGCGGGATCGCGAGCGGGATCGGGTCCGGCCAGGGAGAGGTGCAGGCCAAGTCCGAGCAGATCAGGCAGACGACGGAGAGGTCCGGCGCCTACAAGGACATCGCGTTCGGCGACGGCTACGCCATCGGCTCGAAGCTGGCCGCCGGCATCGACTCGAGCAGGCCCCTCGTGACGGCGGCCGTCAACAGGCTCAAGGCCGCCGCGAACGTGACCATAACAGGCCCGCGCCTGAGCATGCCGTCCGGCCCCTCCTCCGGCAGGCAGACCGTGACGCCGCAGCGCGCCGCCGCGACGCCCGCATCAGTCCTCGCGGCGGCGTCGGTGCCAGCCCCGGCGAGGGTCGAGTCCTACGCTGCCGCGGCCGGCGTCCCGCGGGAGGCGCTCGCGCAGGAGCGCTCCTACATGGCGGCCAACGGCACCTCGCTCCAGCGCGAGGTGGCGCTCAGCATAGCCGCCGAGGTGCAGCGCGGGTCGCGGGGCGCCTCGGCGGACGAGATCGGCAGGGCGGTCGGCGCGGCCGTCGCCCGCGCCATGTCGTCGGGGACGATCAGGATCGACCCCGCCCAGGCGAGGCAGATGGGCGGCACGTACCACAGCGAGACGAACTTCCAGGGCGTCGTGCGCGACGACGGCACGGCCGCCTGGAAGGTCATGGACCAGATCATGTACCAGATGGAGCTGGAGGCGAGGTCGTAGATGGCGACGGTGAAGATCGACTCGAAGGACTTGACGATAGAGAGGCTGGCGGGGGACCAGCGCGGCAAGTGCCGCGCCGCCTGGAAGGCCCCGACGAAAGAGATCTCGATAACCTTCGTCGGCAAGAAGGGCGTCAAGGAGACCAGCAAGAAGAAGGCCTTCGAGTGCATCTCCGGGTACAAGGTCATGTTCGACTACGAGGTCATGGTCATCGACGCCAAGAAGAAGATCAGGCACCCGAAGACCGTCACCGGCTCCTGGACGACCACGACGGCGAGGAACGCCACCTTCGACATCCCGGCCGGGGCCACCGGCGTGACGGTCCACGTGAAGCCGATCCCCAAGGAAGTGCAGACCTACAAGAACGAGAAGGACAGCAAGGGCAGGAAGAAGGCCGTCAAGAGCGGCAAGAAGAAGTGGTTCACCGCCGCAGAGCAGAAGAAGACGGTCAACACCGGCGCGTTCCACAGCCCGGAGCGCCCGGCCATCACGGGGGCGAAGGTCGCCTCAGACGGCATCACCATCGAGGTCTCCGTCAAGGACTCCGACCCCTACACCGAGCTGTTCCAGGTCGAGGGCAACAAGGGCGAGGTGCACCAGAGCCACAAGGTGAAGGAGGACACGTTCACCTACGAGAAGGAGGCGACCGTCGCCCTGACGGGCCGCCCCGGCCGCGAGTACGAGATCCGCGCCAGGATGCAGAACATCATCGGCGAGTGGTCGGTCTGGTACACGCTCGTCGGCGGGGACGGCAAGGCCGTCAAGGTGAGGACGCGCCCCGCGAAGGCTGCGGCGCCGGACGCGATGGCGACGTCGGCCGGGACGGCCTCCCTCACGTGGAAGTCGGCCGCCGGGGCGGACTGGTACGAGATAGCCTACGCCAACGACGCCAAGGCGTTCTCGCTCTCCTCGGGCTACGAGGTGAAGTCGACGGAGGGGTCCAAGAGCCCGCAGCTCTGCGAGTTCACCTTCGACGACCTCGACCAGGGCAGGTCCTGGTTCTTCTGGGTGAGGGGCTGCAACGAGTCCGGCGACGGCGAGTGGTCCGAGGCGTCCAACGAGGTCGTGCTGGGCACCCCTCCCACGGCCCCGAGCGTGTGGGCCGACGCCCTCGCGGTCGTGAAGGGGTCGCCGGCGGGGATCAGCTGGCAGCACAACTCCTCCGACGGAAGCCCCCAGCGCAAGGCAGAGGTGTGGACGTCCCTGGGCGGCGCCCCGTTCCGCAAGACGGAGGTGGCGGGATCGAAGAGCACGCTCGACATCCCAACCTCGAGTATGTCCGACGGCACGGAGCTGCGTGTGTACGTGCGGACCTACGGGGCGCACGCGGATCCATCGCCGGCGTCCGAGACCCTGACCATAGGCGTGTGGGACAGGCCGGAGGCCAGGGTGTCCGCCCCCTCGCCGGCGACGAGCTACCCCATCCCCGTGACCGTCGAGACGAGCGCCCCGCGCCAGCAGTGCGTGGTGCTCGTCCTGTCGATCTTCGCGGTCGGAGAGCAGCAGATCGCCTCCGCCGACGGGACCGAGCGCACGGTGCGCGACGGGGAGGAGCTGCTGAGGCAGGTGCACCTCAACGCCGCTAACCCGCTGACGGTGGAGCTGATGCCCTCCGACGCCCTTCTGCTCGACGGCGCGACCTACCGGGTGGCGGCGTCCTGCTCGATGAGCAGCGGCCTGTCGTGCGCCGACGAGGCCGAGATGCCGTGCGACTTCGAGCAGCAGGAGGCCGACATCGACGCCGACATCCTCCCGTTCGGGGAGTGGTCGTGCGAGGTCGTGCCGGCGGCCTACGCCGTGCCGGAGGAGGTCGGCGAGGGGATCCCCGCGGTGCCCGCCGAGGGCTGGCTGATGTCGGTCTACCGCATAGAGACCGACGGCACCCTCACCGCCCTCCTGGCAAACGCGCCGTCCGACGGGAGCAGGTCGGTCGTGGACGCCCACGCGGCGCTGTCGGACCAGGCCTACCGCGTCGTCGGCATCGACCCGACGTCGGGCGCCGTCGCGTGGGAGGACTTCACGGGCGACGTGAGGATGAGGCGCGGCCTCCTGATCCAGTGGGACGGCGACGCCTCGGCTGCGAGGGAGTACGTCGACGGCGAGCCCGTGGGCGGCTCGCCCATAGAGCCGGGCTCCTCGCTGTTCCTCCAGTACAGCAACGATGGCAGCGTTGACAACGACATGGACGTCGACCTCACCGAGTACATCGGAGACCTGCACCCGACCTCGGACTACGGCACGCAGCTCGGCCAGACTGCCTCGTGGTCGGCCAGGATCAGGGCGTCGGACACGGAGACCCTCGGGATGCTCAGGAAGCTCGCCTGCCACAGGGGCGACGTCTACGTCCGCGACAAGCTCGGCGACGGCTACTGGGCCGTCGCGAAGCCGAGCTGGAGGTTCGCCGACGGCAGCCCGAAGATCGACGTGTCGGTGAAGCTCACGAGGACCACCGGATCCGACGAGTGCATCGTGCTGGACGTGCCGCCCAACACCGTCGAGGAGGTGCCGTGGTGAGCGCCATCGACTGGACGGGATCAGTGGCCCGCACCTACGAGTTCTACGAGGTAGACCCGGCCTCGTGGCAGGACGTGCGCAGGCTCGAGCGCGTCGCCTCGGCGACACTCACCTTCGACCGCTCGAAGGACACGTTCGGCAACGGTACGGTGGAGGTTCGCGACGACATGGGCGAGGCCTACGTAAGGGCCTACGTCGTCGCAGAGCAGGGCGGCGCGAGGGAGCGCATGCCCGTGGGGACCTTCCTCGCGCAGCCCGCGTCGATGACCTACAACGGCAAGAGGACGCACCTGCCCATGCAGGCGTTCACCCCGCTGATCGAGCTGGCCGAGAACATGCCGCCGCTCGGGTTCCACGTTCCCGCCGGCAGGGACACCCTCAGGGCCGCGTCCGACCTGCTCGTGCAGCACGGGCGCGCGCCCGTGTCGGCGGCGGTGTCGGGGTACTCCCTCACCGAGGCGCACAGCGCCATGCCGGAGGAGACGTGGCTCGACTTCCTGAAGGCCCTCGTCGCGAAGTCGGGCCACTACCTCGCCGTGGACCCCCTCGGGCGCATCCTCATGGTTCCAGAGAGGGAGCCGGGGGCCATGCAGCCCGTGCACGTGTTCAGCTTCCGGAACTCGTCGGTCGTGCCGGACGTGTCCGACGAGCGCGGCGTCTACGGGAAGGCGAACACCTACGAGGCCGTGCTGACGCGCGAGACGGGCGGGGAGACGGCGACGTTCAGCGCTATCGTGCGCAACGAGAACCCGGCATCGCCCACGAGCATCCCATCCAGGGGCCGCGTCGTGTACGAACGGAACATGAGCCCGGAGATACCGGAGGGCCTGTCGGCCGCCGAGACCCAGGCGCAGCTGGAGAGGTTCGCCAGGCGCGAGCTCGCGAAGGAGACGTCGGCCGACCACTCGGTCACGTTCGACCACAAGTGGATGCCCCACGTCAGGGTCGGAAGCTGCGTGATGCTCGACTTCCCCGAGATCGGGATCGTGAGCAGGGCGGTCGTCGAGGCGCAGACCATCAAGTGCGCCACAGGCGGAAAGGTGACGGGGACTTTCAGGTACGCGGAGGTGAGCGCGCTGTGAGCGTAGAGGATCTGACCAGGGCGAAGCAGTTCGCCAGGAGGGCGACGAGGGGCTCGGCCCCGACGGCATCGGAGACCGAGGGGGTCATCGTCGGCACGGAGGAAGGCCCCATGCTCCTGCTCAAGGGAAGCTCCATCCCGGCGCCGTTCAAGAGCACGGTCGGCGTGAACGAGGGCGACCGCGTGATGGTGCGGGCGGCCGACCACTCGTACACGGTCACGGGCAACCTCACCAATCCCGCAACGGATTCGGCGACCTTCGCCAGAACCGTCGCCGACATCCCCGCCGTGAACTGCATAAAGCAGACCGACCGGGGCCTGCTGGTGGGAAGCACCGACGGAAACGGGAAGTTCGTGGGAAGCCAGACGCTCCTCGGCGACTCGCTGTACTTCATCGGCCAGGACGGGACGGTGCTGGGGGAGTTCTCGAGCGATGGCATCTACATCGGCGGGTGCGAGATCGCCGTCACGGACGAGGGCGAGCTCCAGGGCATGAACATCTACTCGTCGCTCGGCAGCGTGTACATCTCGGCGAGGAAGTTCCCGTTCGCGACGGCCGGGTCGTCACTGTGTCCGACCCCTCCGGCCATCAACGTGACGGAGGACTCGGTATCCGTATCCGTCGGCTACATGAGAACCGACGAGACGGGGGTTATCGGGGCTGGCGCGCACTCGATCATCGTGAGCCCCGACGGCATCGACCTGAACGGTACGGTGCGCGCGAACGGCAAGATCATCTGATAGGAAGGGAAGACGATGGTTCAAGACAACTGCACGACGTTCTACGTCGACGGGGAGACCAGGGCGATCTCGACGCCCGCCGACGCCGGCGTCCTCATCGTGGCGGGTGACAGGAACATGCGGCCCCTGCGCCTCGCGGTGCCGGCGGCCTACCACGGAACGGACATGGCCGAGCTGAGCTGGAAGGTGCTCTGGAGCAACGGGATCGACACCGGGGCCGACCTCATCGGGCGCGGCGAGGGCGACGGCACCTACGTGAGGTTCGAGTGGACGCCGTGCGCAGCCGCATGCGCGGAGCCGGGGATTCTCCAGTTCTCGCTGTGCGGGGAGGAGCTCGGCGAGGACGGCTCCGAGGTGCTGAGGGAGTGGCACACCGTGCCGGCGAGCACCGAGGTCGCCGAGACCCTGGAGCACGCCGACGTAATCGACGACGAGACGGCGAGGGACTGGCTCTTCAAGGTCTCCGAGGCCATCGGCCGCTGCGACGAGGCGGTCGGCATGATCGACGCCAAGCTGGAGGAGGCGTGCGCAGCCGCCGAGGAGGAGATCGCCGCCGCCGAGGAGGAGCGCGCCATCGCCGAGCTGGGGCGCGCAGAGGCCGAGGCCCAGCGAGCCGCCCAGTTCGCCGACATGGAGCAGCGCTCGCGCGGCTGGCTGCGCTACATCTGCCAGCCCGGCGAGTTCGACCCCGACACGCGCCAGCCGATCATCTCCGAGCCCCACGCCGGCACCATGTACTTCGTGCCGAGCGCCATCCCCACCGAGCAGAGCATGTACCAGGAGTGGATCTGGGTGTCCGGCGACGAGCGCTGGGAGTCGTTCGGAGAGGTGGAGCTATCGATCACGCCGGCCTCGCCCGACCAGCTCGCTGCGGTGCTCGACGGCACCGACGGCGGGGAGGGCGGCGGCGAGGTGGTCAACCTCACCGGCTGGCGCTCGGTCGTGCCGCGCCTCAAGGCCATGTTCGCCGGCATCGTGCACAAGCACAGCGGCGCAGACCTCACCGACGGCACCGTGACCGCCGCCAAGCTGGCGAGCGGGGCCGTCACGCAGGCCAAGATCGCTGATGGGAGCGTATCCCTCGCGAAGTGCGATACGGCGCTCCGGGATTCCGTATCCCGAGCCGGGGCGACGTCATCGACTGTCCAGTGGGCGAGGCTCGGGAACATCGTCGTTATCTCCGGCAGATGCGTTGTCACAACGGCATCGACGGTTACCGTGCTGACCCTGCCTGTCGGGTCTAGGCCCGCGGTGCATGCTGAGGCACCGACGGTTACCGGAGGTTATGCCGGCGCGAATGTCGACGGCACGGTTGTTGTCACCGCCAAGCCCGGGAACAACTTCTTCGCTCTTTGCTTTCCGGCTGCCTAGGCATTCCGTATCCCAGAAAGATACGGTCGTCCCGGACACCGCGAACTCGACCCACAAGATCGGCCAGGTCAGAATCTGCATCGACGGTCACACGGCCCACGTCTCGGGCCTGCTCGAATGCGTGTACGCGCATACGGCATCGGAGTACACGCACCTGATGTCGAGCAGCGCGCTGCCGACGCCGAAGGGCGGAATCGTCTACTGCGAGACGCCGGCGGGCGCGCTCGCCATAGATGCCGGCCGCATCAGGGTGCACGGCGGCGCTGCGGGCACGTCGTACCGGTTCCACGACTCCTACGCGGTCTAGAGCTGCTTCCACTCGCTCCATGTGCCGCCGTACTCGGCCCTGATGTACAGGCCGACGAGGCCGCTGCCGCCGTTATGCGCGAGTATCTGGGTGCAGTATCCCGAGCCGCCTACCGGGTCGAGCACCATCAAGCTGAACGGCCACTTCACCGGCGTGTTCGACAGGCTCGCCGCGTCGGCGTACAGCATGCACCTGTACATGCCCGGGTTGACCACGCTGTTCAGGTTTGTGTTGGCGTAGATACGCTGCCCCTTGTATATCTGGGATACGGAATGCCTAGGCAGCCCTGAATATCGCCTTCGTCTGACCACTAGGTGAGTTAGTCTCCACCTCGATGGAGGCACCGCCGACCCACATCAGCACCGATGCTTCCTCAGCACCGGCGAGCCGCAGGCCGAACCCGCTTCGGTCGGTTGCCTGGATCAGAGACAGACCAGCCGCTCCGTTGCTCACCGATACGCGGGATACGGAATGCCCTAGGAGCCGTTGCGGCCGTAAATGAGTGTGAGCGTGATGCTGCCCGATAACACCGTACTGGCACGGCTCGCGAGGCCGACATCGGACGGACTCATCGAGAACAGGGTGACCCTCGCGTCGACGCCCTGCCTGCATCCTACCAGGCCGAGGTAGGTGTACCCTGAAACCGCCGGCGCGCTGACGGCGACATTCACATATCCATTGGCGGCGACGCTGAAGTTCCTCGATACGTTTTGAATCTTGATCGGTGGCGTGTCGACCCATACATAGCCATGGCTGTTTTTGCTAGACCCAACACTGTCCCCGCCGAATACAACCCGCTTGCTCCCCGCCGCCCCCGTCAAGAACCAGAACACGTCATCGTTCTGCGAATCGATGGCCTTGAGCTTCGCCCGGGATACGGAATCACTCAGTTGACTACATAGCTCGCCGCCGCTTGCACGCTGTACGATCCGGCGCAGCCCGCTCCAGTTGACAGGACTACGGTGCCGTTGGTGTTGACATTGAGGATGCAGTAGCCCCGGCTGCTGCAAGTGGCGAGACCCCTTACGTATCCGGCCGGCCTGTCTCCGGCAGGCAGCGTGCATAAGGTGTAGTTGCTGTTGTCCTGCACGGTCTCGCCATCCATGGACAGCGTAAGCGAGCGCATCTTGCCCTGCCGGTGCACGACCACTTTCCCCGCATTGGCGCGGCTGTGGGATACGGAATGCCTACAAGATCGGGAAGACCACGCTCCCGCTGATGTACCCGCCCGAGGCGGGCATCGACACGGCTGCGGAGGTGCGGTTCTCGATGTACAGGGTGCCGTCCGCGACGCGTGCGTTCACCTCGTTGCCTGGCTTGTCCTCGCACGTGAGCCGGTTGCGGGCCGTCACGGCGGTCTTAATGCCGCCGGGAAGCGTGGCCGACACGTTGCCCCATGCTGCAATGGAGGTCTTCTGGAGCAGATAGATCTCGATGATGCCGATGTTGCCCCACCTGTAGAGGGTGCCGATGCTGCCGACTGCGCCCACGGTCACGAGCTTGTGGGATACGGAATGCCTAGGCAGCCGCAGGCAGCGCCCCCGGGAAGGCCGGCATCAGAACGATGCCCTTATACATATCGTCCGAGGTCTTGCCGAGCAGGCGCCTGGACACCCTGCGCTGCGCCCTGGTGACGGCGGCGCGCGTCAGGGCGTAGTAGTAGCGGTAGCTGGTGCCCACGTTGGCGTGGCCGAGCATCGAGGCCACCAGCTCGATGGTAACGCCCGACTGGGCGGCGATGGTGGCCCATGTGTGCCTGAGGTTCTTCATGGTCACTCGTGGCAATCTGTGCTGCTTTATCCACCGCTGAATGCGGTACGTGACCTGCCCCGGCTTCATCCCGCCGATGATGCGGCCCCTCGGGCGGCCCCGTTCCACCCAGATTTGGTGCAGCCTGTCCAAGGCCCAGGGCGGCAGGTACAGATCCCGCTCTCCCTTGGCGGTCTTGGTGGGCCATTCGTTGAGCCCGTCGCTGGCGAGCTGCAAGGTGGCGCGGATGGGCACGAGGCCCGTGCGCCAGTTGATCTGCTCCCACCTGAGGGCGTAGCTCTCGCCGGGGCGCAGCCCCAGGGCCGCGCTCAGGACGAACGTGGACTCGCACTCGCAGCCTACCATGCCACGGATCAGGCGCTTCATCCGGCGGTGCGTCAGCGTCTCGGGCCTGTAGGCGGGCACGCGCGGCTTCTCGACGTGCTGGGTGGGGTCGTACACGCGCATCTTCCACTTGGCGAGCGCCCATCTGACGATCTGCCTCAGGCACTTGTAGGCCTTCCAGGCCCCGCCGGGGCCTGCGTCGGTCTTGGCCAGATCGTCCACCCACGCCTGCACGTCGTCTGGCTCGATCTCTGCGATGGCCATGCCTCCCCAGCGGGGCGCGACGTAGAGGCGGATGCTGCTCTCGTAGCCGTCGCACGTGTTGGTGCGCCTCCGCTGGCGCTTTGCCGGCAGATAGTGGCTCCAGGCGATCTCTCCGATTGTCAATGTCACGGGGTTCATGGGTTCTCCTCTCGAGCGACACGTTCGCGACGATTCCCAATGTAGACCAAACCGAGAGAAAGGACGCCAATGGATGCGTTGCTTGCCCACTGGCAGGTGGTGATCGTGGCCGTGGCCATGATGGCCCTGGACATGCTCACGGGATTCGCCGGGGCGGCGAAGGCGGGCGAGATCATGAGCGGGAAGATGCGCGAGGGCCTGTGGCACAAGGCCGGGTTCTGCGGGCTCATCGTGCTCACCGTCGCCTACGAGGTGGGCGCGAAGATCATCAACGCCGATGTGTCTCAGAGCATGCCGGGGAGCGACTTCACGATGCCGGAGCTCCCGGCGGTGGCCGCAGTGTGCGCCATCATCGCGCTCATCGAGGTCGTGTCGATCTTGGAGAACCTGAGCGCCCTCAACCCCGTCATCGCCTCCCTGCCGTTCGTGGACCGCATCAAGGCCCACGACCCGGCCGCGCCGAACGTGACGGTGGGCATCGAGGAAATGGACGAAATGGCTTTCAGCGGAAGGAGCGATCAATGAGCGAGAGCATGAGCGACGAGCAGATCGTCGCGGCGGCGGTCGGCGCCGTCGACAACATCAGGGGCGAGGCGACCGACGAGGAGATCGCGGCCGCCATCGCAGAGATCGAGGCCGAGCGCGCCGACGACGACGACAGGTCGGGCGAGTAGCATGGCACTGAAGATCAACACCTACCACGGCTCCCACAACAGGTCCAAGAGGGCGGGCGGCCTGAAGTCCATCGTCAACTTCGTGGAGCACTACACCGGCGGCAAGGGGTCGGCCAAGAACAACTGCATATACTTCGCAGCGGCCGACCGTAGAGCCAGCGCCGACTTCTTCATCGATAAAAACGGCGACATCTGGGAGTACAACAACGTCCTGGACGGCTACTGCACCTGGCACTGCGGCGACGGAGGCGGGAAGTACGGGATCACCAACACGAACTCCGTCGGCATCGAGGTCGTGTCGGACGGCGAGGACTTCACCGAGGCGCAGATCGAGTCCCTGGCCGCCCTCTACACCCACCTGTGCTCGGTGCTCGGCCGAAAGCTCAACGTGGTGCGCCACTACGACGCGAGCCGAAAGCAGTGCCCGGCACCCTACGTGGACTCGACGAAGTGGGCGGGGCTCAAGGCGAGGACCATGGGAGGGAAGGTGTCCGGCAAGCCCGCCGCCAGCAAGCCGACCACCGCATCCAAGCCGGCAACGGCGAAGCCGGCGGCCAAGGGCGACGCCTGGGTGCGCAGCCTCCAGACGGAGTGCAACAAGCAGGGCTATAGCAAGCAGACGGTGGACGGCATCGCCGGCACCAAAACGCTCGCGGGTTGCCCCACGCTGCGCAAGGGGTCGAAGGGCGGCATCACCAAGCTGATGCAGCAGCGCCTCATCGCGCTGGGCTACTCGTGCGGCAAGTACGGGGCCGACGGCTCGTTCGGCTCCGGCACCCTCGCCGCCGTGAAGAAGTTCCAGAAGGCCAAGGGCCTGACGGCGGACGGCATCGTGGGCAGGAACACCTGGCGCAAGCTGCTCGGCTTGTAGATCCGCCACAGCGGCAGCACCTACGCAAAGAAGGCATGATCTGCGCCTGCCAAAATCTGCCATAGAAACAATTTGACTTTTTCGGCAGGCGCGCTTCACTGGGCATTCGTCTGCCAAAGTCTGCCAAAAATATAGCTAGAAATAGCGGATTATCAAAAAGAAAAACCCCATATGAACTGGGGTTTTTCTTGTTATGAGCATGGTGGTCGCGGAGGGATTTGAACCCCCGACCTTGTGCTTGTAAGGCAGCAGGGAACACAGTGAAATAGGACAATACAATTGCTCTACGCTCGCAATTCTTTTATTTCGCATGTGTTTGCGCTCATTGGAATATGTCTACGTTTACGCTGATTTGCAGACGATTTGCAGACGATTTGCAGACGATTTGCAGATGCCTTCGGCAAGACCAGGAAGCCCGTGGGGCGCTCACTTCAACGGTATCGCCGGAGTGAGCGCCCCCCAAATGTGTGGACTCTCTACGCAGCACCCAGCGCCGCATCCAAGCGCATCTCGATCTCGCGCATCTGGTCCTCGATGGAATCGTCGCCCTCGGGCCAGGCGGTCACACCGTCCACGTCGATGTGGGCGACCTCCTCCAGCTCCGCATCGCTCACAATGCAGTGCTCGGCCCGGACGGGTGCCTCCGCGAAACCGCACTGATCCTTCAGCAGCGCGCGACGGGTCGCCCACACGCCGTCGCTGCGGATCTCCAATGACTCGACAGTGGCGCTCACGCACTCCAGGGAGCTGGTGGTGGTGATTCGGTCGTAGCCCTTGTACTCACCAGGAAGCGACTCGGTGACGTCCGCGCCCCGAAGGGGCTCGAAGGACAGCGAGTCCACCGCGCCAGTTTTCCAGAATGTCTTGATCTCCATTTTCTTTCTCCTATCGTTGAACTTGACTGCTCGTCCTGCCCGCGCTGCGCACCTGGCGTGCGCGGGTCTGCTGGGCCCTCCGCCCGGTGCTGGAAGCCCTCCTCCTCGACGAGAGGGCCCTGCGGGCCTCCCTCATGGCCGAGAGCGCCCGCATGACCGCCCGCACCTTCAGGGCAAGCTCCTTCAGCGCGGCGTTGGCCCTCGCCACTGCCTCGTTGGAGCGCCGCCTGTCAGAGGCCCCCACCATGTGGGTCGCCGCAGGGCCCAGGTGCACGCCGGGCACTGCGTCCGACCCCTGCTCCGCGTAGGAGCGGGGATCCACCCTCTCGCCCGAGCCGTGGGCGGCGAGAGCATCGTTCTCCATGGCTGCGATGGCCCGCCTCCACTCCCGCGCCCGGGCCCTCTCGTTCCAATCGTGCAGGTACCGCGTCTCCTGCACGGGGGTCTTGGACACGCGCTTGCAGCCTTGCCACGACTCCGCCTCAGACGGGGTGAGCATCCGGGTGTCCCTGCCCATGCGGTAACGGTAGAGCTTCTGCCACGTGCCCCCCGAGGAGAGGGCGTCTCTCAGCTCATCCGCCGTCATGGAGGCCTCGTTGCCGGTGTCGTCCCTCAGGGAGTACACGTTGACGGACTTGGGCAGCAGCCCCTCGGGCCCGATGCCCCGCAGGGGCATCTGCATATGCAGGTGGGGGTTGTGCCCGTCCAGGGCGTCGTGGATGCAGGCGTCCACTGCCATGCCCTGCCCGACGAGCATCCCCACGATGCGGCGGGCCAGCTCCACCTGCTCCTCCTCGGAAAGCTCACGCGGAAGGGAGCACTCGATGCGGCGGGCGGTCTGGGCCCTCTTGCCGCGCTCGACACGCTCCACCTCGGTCCAGAGTCGGGATCGCTCCGAGAGCGAGGGGTCGGCCCCCGCTGGGAGGGTCACCCCCAGGTCTGCCACGAGCTTCTCGTGGAGGTGCGCCCTCCGGAAGTCGTAGGAGGCGCCCGTCAGCTCGTCGGCCATGGCCGAGCGGCTGTTGTATGCGGCACCAGCCACAGACGTCTCGCCGCGTGCACGGGACACAACGCTCATGCGCGTGTGGAACATCGCCATGGCCGCACCTCCTCTCTTCTCGCCAAGCGGCCCTCACCCAGAAGGGTCCGCGCGGAGCCCCATGGCGGAGGCCCCTCCAGCCCCGCAGGGCGCACGGTCGCTGCGAAGCAGTGACATATCTGTGCGCTGGAGAGCGCTCCGGCGCTCCCCAGATTGGGCTCCCCGTCCCCACGGGACGGTAATAATTTTAGCATGTTTCGTAACACTACACAACGAAAAGTGTTACAATATAAGAAGAAAATGTTACGACAGCGAGCGAGAGGCGGTGCGAAAATGGCCGACTACGAGAAGCAGGAGAGGGAGCTAGAGGAGAGGATCGCCCAGCTCCGCGCCAGGCAGCAGCAGGTGCGGGCAAGGGCCGGGGAGGCCGAGCGCAAGGGGCTGGACAGGGCCCGCATCGTGGCGGGCGGCCTGCTCGTGGGCCTCTACCCCTCGTGGAAGGAGATCGACTTCGGGGCGCTGGCCTCGGTGGTCTCCCGCAACGCGGGTGTTCTGGGGTCGAAGAGGGCCGAGCCCCTTCCCGTTGAGGAGGCGTCGAAGCGCCTGCGCAAATGGGAGGAGTCCATCCGCAAGGGAGCCGTCCCCTGCGGGGAGCGCGAGGAGGCGGCTCATGGAGGAGAGTAGCGGGGAGCAGCGGGAAGCCCGCGAGGTGGCAGATGCCGACATCCGTCTGTGGGAGCGGAGGGCCCGCGAGCTCTCCAGGCCGGGCTACCGCGTGACGGTCATGGGGCTCCGCGACGAGGGGGACGAGCTGCCCGCCGAGTGGGAGGGCGGGCTGTGATGGAGGAGGGGCCGGGGCCCCTCCTCCAGGTCCCCTAAGAGAGCGCCCCGACGTGGTGCCTGACGAGCGCCCTCCCGCCATCGAGCACCACGAGCGAGACGATGTCGAAGCGGACGGTCGCCTCTCCGATAGACGCGTGCTCGCCCACCCAGCGGATGGCGAAGGCCTCGGCCTCCTCGCGGTCCAGCCTCTCGACGGGGAACTCGTCGCCGCGGGCGCCCCTCACGACTGCGAAGACCAGCACCTCTCCGTCACGGGTCACCAGTTCGAAGGGGCCCTCCCCGTGGGGGATGATCTGCTCCACCACGTGGCCCCGGCGGTTGAGGAAGCGGATGGCCCCGCTCAGGACGGTGCTTTCGAACGTGCTTGCGATGTTGGCGATCATGGTCGGCCCCTTTCTTTCTCGGCAGCGCCCTCTGCGCCGCCCCGTTGCCTGCCGGACGCCGCAGGGCGGCTCCATCGTCAAGGGGAAAAGCCCGAACGCGGAGCGCCTGAGTTTCCACGCAGGGGAAAGTTTCGCGGCACCTTGACGGGGGAGCCTTCGTGCGGGAGCCTGCGGGCATCGGGTGACGCTGCGGGAGCTTGTTGGAAGGGGGGGTGTCCTGTCGCCATCGTGCCCGCGAGTGCCGTGATCGCGGAACGTCGCTGCCCAAGCGCTGCTGCCTAGAAGGTGAGGACCCCGGGATGTGGAGTGACCATGGGTCGCCGTGGGGAGTGCCGTGCCTCGATGCGGGAGGCTCGGGGCGGGAGGGCCCGCAGGCGGGGAGGTCCCGCGCAAGGGGTTTGCCCCGTCGAAACGCGGAGCGCTTGAGCTTCCGCCCCAGCGGAAGGTTTTCGACGGCCCTTGCGCGGGGCCTTCACGCCTGCGACCATGGCCCTCTCCGGGGGCGGGTGGCGGGGAAGCTCAGTGAAAAGACCCCCGGTTGGGGGTCTTTCCTCGGGTTCCGATTCGGTTGTCCCGCGCGGGGCTCGCGGTAAGGGGCTGCGCCCGGGCGGTTGCCCCTCGGCGCTTAGGCTGTCTCCCCGTCGCCTTCGGGCCTCTTGATCTTCACGACCTTCGTCGGCCACTTCAGCTTGAGATCTTCTTCGAGCGGCGCTTCGAGCTGCCTCTCCCAGTCGCGCCCCTTGTAGCCCTTGGTGTACCTCTCGACGCGCGCGTCGAACATAACGATGTCCCCTCCCTCCAGCTCGGCCCTCTCGAACTCCTTCGTCAGGTTGAACCAAAGGTGGTCGGTCAGCACTTTCCGCGAGCCGCACAGCTTTACATTCCGCAGAACGATGGTCGGTATCACGCCCACCCGCCCGTTTCTCGTTCCGAACCTCTCGAAGGTCCCCTTGAAGCGCAGGCGCTGCCCTTCGTACTTCTTCAGCCTCTTCCGCATGGTTTGCTCCTAACTCTACTCGATGGCTTTCGACCGGTCTGCGGCCGTGACCATCTTACGCCTATCTTGCCTCCTGGAAATCGCTGCCTTTCGCGTGGAAAGGCCTTGCCCGCGAAGATGACTCGTGGAATAATGTTTCTCGCCGACCAACTGAATATGACGAGACGAGTCACAGATGTTCCCGGTGTGGGGGCACCCTGTCCCATATGATGGGACCTCTGTGATTCGTCATATGTTGGTCGGCAAACCTGGACTAAGGTGCCTCCTGTCGATGCTGCGCACCTGAGCGAGAGAAGGTGCCGGCCCCGATGAGATTTCCCCTAGAAATGAAAAACGCCCGTCTCCGGGCTTCCACGTGCTATGTCGCATCTCGCGACGGCTTTCCTTTTCACGGCCAGGGCCTCGATGCCCGGCCAGAGAGATCAATTGATGGGTACACCAAAAGGAGAAGAACAATGACAACCCAACACCTCAACAAGGTCATCGCCGGCACTCTCGCCGCGATGCTCACCTGCGCTCTGGTACCTGCCCAGGCGCTCAGTCCCATCGACCTGTCCGCGCCTAAGGCCTACGCCGATGAGGTCTCCCAGACCCGTACCGACATCGTGAAGGCAACCTACCTCACCCGCAACGCGGACGGCACCTACCGTCTCAACGAGAGCGCTCTGACCACGCAGGAAGAGTGGAAGGACCTGGGCGCTGCAGGCTTCTTCCTATGGGCAGGCTACGACCAGGCAGCGGATATCCTGCTTAACCCCTACGATCATATAAAGGTTAACAATCAAGACGCGGATGTGGATCGATACGTTCAGATGGACAATCTAGGCGATTCTGATGATGCCACTGCCTATGACAACATGCAGAGCGGTATTGATCTCGTGAATGACTGGAACCTCACTCGTCAGTATGAGAACGAGAACGGTACTGCTGATGAGAAGTTCAAGGATGTTAATCGCCAATTCTACCAGTTCAAGCTAGACGGCAAGAAGCTGGACATGCTCAAGATCTCCCCTGAACTTGTCGCCCGTGAGATGAGAGCTGTCAATTTCAGTTCTATTGTTGCTTTTGAGCATACGGAGATTGATGGTACTCTCAACGAGATGCTTGCCTGCCAGTCGAAAAACTATGCGAATGGTGATATTCATACGAATCGTAACCCCTTCTATAACTGGTACTTTCGTGAACTTGAGGCGTTTCTTAATGGCGAGTCCCTTTCTATTGGCAACGGTCATTGGCCCTGTGTTGTTACTATACACGAAACTATAGTCGGAGCAGCTAAGGCGGAAGATCGTACCTCTGCGACTGGTTCTCTTACGTCGGTATACGGCTGCAACGCCGCCAACGCCAAGCAGGTCACTTCCTTCAACCTCACCGTCATGGAGATCGACGATTACCAGGCGAAACTCAACGCCTACAAGGCCTTCGTCTCCTCGCTGCCCAGCGACGCGTCATCGGGCATCGACCCCGATACCTCCGCGAGCGGTACCACTAAGCCCACCCCGGAGAACGCTCCCAAGCCCACCTATGCTTACGGGACCGACTACACCTATGCAGCCGACCCCAACGGTGGCGCTGCCGGTGTCACCTATCCTACGCTCACCTATGCAGGCGCTCCTGTCACGCTCGATGTAGTCATCACCGATGCGAAGGGCAACCGTCTTGTCGAGGGCACTGACTACACCATGTCTTATGCCCATAACAACGAGATCACCGCGATGACAGGCTTCCGCGCCACGTGGACTGCCACGGACGTGAACAAGAAGTGGTCGCTCACGGGTGAGTTCATCATCGCCGAGGCCAAGGCTGATACGTCTGCCTATAAGTGGTCTGGCAAGCTCTCCGCCTACACCACCGATCTCACTGGTGCCTCCGTTAAGATCGCCAACAAGGCCCAGACCTTCCTCTATACCGCTGACGGTGCCAAGGCCTCCGTGGGCTGGCATACCGTGGACGGCAGGCGCTACTACTGCGCCAAGGAGGGCAAGCCAGTATACGTTGACTGCACCATCGATGGCACGGCCTATACCGCCACCTGGGACGCAGCCTCTCAGACCTATTACCTGGTGAAGGCCCAGGCCAGCACCACCCCGTCTAAGCCTTCTCAGCCTGAGCCCTCTAAGCCTGAGACTCCTGTGACCCCGTCTAAGCCCTCCAAGCCCGAGACCCCTGTGGTGCCTGCGGTTCCCTCTAAGCCCACCACCCCGTCTAAGCCTTCTCAGCCTGAGACCCCTAAGCCTGAGACTCCGGTGACCCCGTCTAAGCCCTCCAAGCCCGAGACTCCTGTGGTGCCTGTGGCTCCCTCTAAACCCACCACGCCGAGCAACCCTAACGCGACCAAGCCTGTGACCCCTTCTGCACCTGATACCTCCGAGGCCGACACGCGTGCCGAGGAGGAGGCTAAGAAGGCGGCTGAGGAGGCCCGTAAGAAGGCCGAAGCTGAGGCTGCTGCCAAGCGTAAGGCTGAGGCTGCTAAGAAGAAGGCCCAGGAGGAGGCCGCTAAGAAAGCGGCTCTCGCCAAGAAGAACGGCTGGCGTACCGAGGGTGGATACCGTCTGTACTATGTCAAGGGCACCCCGCTTACGGGCTGGCAGACGCTCTCTGGCAAGAAGTACTACTTCAATAAGTCGGGGAAGATGGCCAAAGGTTGGCTGAAGCTCTCCGGGAAGACCTACTACTTCAATGGCAACGGGGCGATGCTGAAGGGCTTCGCTGCCCCCGCCGTCAAGGCCAAGAGCGCGAAGAGCGCCAAGAAGCGCTCCCTCACGGTGAAGTGGGCGAAGCCCAAGGTCAAGAAGGCAAAGGTCTGCGCCTACCAGGTGCGATGCAGCCTGAAGAAGTCGATGGCGGGTGCGAAGAAGAGCAAGACCGTGAAGGGGAAGAGCGTCACGCTCACGAAGCTCAAGAGCGGCAAGCGCTACTACGTGCAGGTGCGCTACCAGGCGAAGGTCAATGGGAAGAAGTGCTGGACGAGCTGGGGCAAGGCCGTCCGCTCCGGAAAGGTTAGGTAGGGCGCAGGCCCGATGCCGAAACGGAGCCTTTGGCTAAGCGGGGCCGCTGGAATGCAGCGGCCCCGTTCTTTTTACGTTCTAGGCCCATCGGAGGGACACAGGGGGGAAAGGGAGGGGATTGCCGATTCGCCACATTTCGGCGCCGTTTTCAGAAACTTTTTTCATTGAAAATAGCAGTGCCGAATCGACACTTTTTAATGCCGTTAAAACTTTTTAATATATCACAAATGGAGAAAAATTTCTCTCGGGAATTTTTTGAAAATTAGGGCTAAAACGACGCTATTGAAATCTTTCAATATATCGCAGATGGTGAAAGACTTCTCGCGAGAATCTTTTCAAAGGTGGTGGTAAAACGATGTCATTAAAACTTTTTAGTATAACACAAATGGAGAAAAACTTCTTTCGAGAATTTTTTCAAAAATGGGGGTAAAAAGTGGCGATTCGTCGAGCCGGAAACCAGATCGCCCCTCCCCTTTTCCCCTGTGTCCGTCATAGCGGCAGAGCACGTAGAAGACGCGCCGCCCTCCCGTCTCAGCGCCTTCTGCGCGACGCCCCCACCCGGCAGCTGTCGGAGCAGTAGTCCGCATGGCCCCTGCCGGCGACGAAGACGTTGCCGCATGACTGGCACACTTTCACGTGCCCCGCCCCGAAGCCCTCCATGACGAGCCGGTACCATCGGGGCAGCCCGAACTCCGACCGCGTGACCAGCTCGACGGCCTCTTTGAGGCTGTCCTTGCCCGCGAGCTTCACCTTGCCGATGGCGATGTGGGTGCCGATAGAGAACGCCCCGAACAGATCGGCGATCAATCTATCGCCGTCTGACCTCTCTCCCTCGGCAGCATCCCAGCACTCCTCCAGCCGCAACCATGGCTGGCCCGCTTGCGGCAGGCGTCTCATGTTGTAATGATTGAGGACGCGGGACAGGCAGCGCTTCGCGCCGCCGTTCGCCCCGAAGAAATCGCGGTACGACCACAGCGACCAGGGGTTTTCAGCGTACATGCTGCCGAAGGCCCCGCTGCTCGCCTCCAGAAGCCCCTCCATCGCCTCCGCGCCCTCTCGCTGGCCGATCGCGAACAGCAGCCCCTCCGTGGCCATGCGAGCATCGGCGAGGGCGGCGAGGGCCGATGCCACGGGAACGACCTCTCTAATATCCTCATCCCCGCATCCGGCCCCGTCATAGCACCATACCTCGGTAGCGGCCACGGCATAGCGGATCTCGTCCTTCACGGCCCCGCATCCCTCGTCGAGGGCCTTCCTCAGGCCGCAGGTCTCATATAGATGCGCCAATGCCGCCGGGTCGCACGGAGCCAGCTCGTCGGCGCGCACCTGGAGGGGCGGCAAGAAGGGAGCGCCATCGCAGAGCACGTCAATCGCCCAGATCAAGTAGTCGATATGCTCCTGGCCGAGGAGCGCGGAGGAGATCATCAAGCTCCGCTTGCCGCCGACGCTCTTGGCGGTGGAGTCGAAGCCGCACTTGCCCGCGCCCGGTGCCGGGCCCTGGCGCCGGGCTCTCCCGTAGATCGACTCCCGCTCCCAGGGTTCTGCGGTGAGTACCATCACCGGATCCTCGCCGCGCTGGGCGAGTCTGATGTGGGCGAGGGGGATCGTCTTCCCCTCGCTCTCCGACCTGGCTTTTTCCATGTTCTGCTCCCTCAGTTGAAATAAATTAACGTTTTTAAAATTTTTAAAACAAATTATACCATGATTTAATGAGGTCATGACTTCTCGACGCGAAACCCGAAGGGAGGTGAGGTCATGACAATGAGCAAGATGAGAGCCCTACGCGAGGAGCTGGGGATGTCCCAGGCCGAGCTCGCCCGCCGCGCGAACGTGAATCAGACATCCCTCAGCCGCATCGAGCGGGGGCTGGAGCCGGCATACCCCAATCGCGGGCGCCGCATCGCCGATGCCCTGGGCTGGAGCGGCGAGCTTCGCGAGCTGTTCGAGGCCGCAGAGTAGCAGCCGATCCCCGCAGTAAAAAATAAAAGTAAAAAAGAGACTGCCCGAAAGGGTTTGGGCGGTCGCGTCTCTGAAAGGAGAATTGTAATGAACAAAAAGGAGAATTGTAATGAACAATACTGAGAACACCCCACTCCCCTCGCCTAATGCGAGCAGCCCCGTCCCTTCTGCCCCGGCCAGCGGGGATCCCGGCAAGGCCAGTCCCTCCCCCTCCGATCGGGGTGGCAACGCGATCCCCGTCCCGGCGACGATCTTCCCCTCGGGCGGGGAGTTATACGGATCGCAGGACGCCTTCACCGAGCGCGTGGCAGTGAACTGGTGCGAGCATCTGGTCGCGCATGGAGGAGCGTGCCCGAGCCTCCGGGAGTTCGCGGCCCAGCTGCTCGCCGTGGCGAACACCGCCATAAGCACGCGAAACAGAGCTCTCAGAAAGGACGATCTGAACATCCACGGCAAATGGCGTCCCATGAGAGAGCTTCCCGCGAGCACGATCGCGGCCGTCCTGCGGAGCCTGTGCCGCTGCCGTGCGATCAGCCTCTCGTTCGCGGGGACGTGGGCCGACCTTGAGCGCGCCCCCCGCGAGAAGTGCCTGGTCGGGTTCTACATCGGTAATCCGGCATCCGCGAACTACGGCACCTACGCCACCGACGAGGCCACGCTGGCGAACCTCGTCAGGGAGATGCGCCCAAACGCTGGCGAGAGGGACATCAAGCAGGTCCGCCATATCCTGGTTCAGAGCTGCCCCATCGCCACCCCCTACCGCGACGGGCGCCTCATCGCCGTCCAGAACGGCCTCTTCGATGACGTGGCGAAGACCCTGCTCCCGTTCACCCCGGATATCGTGTTCCTCAACAAGATCGCCGTCCCCTACAATCCCAATGCGGCGCTGGTGGTCATCAAGGATCCCGTCACGGGCGAGCCGTGGGACGTCGATTCATGGATAGACTCCTTGACGGACGATCCCGAGGTGCGCCATCAGATCTGGAGCCTGCTCGCTGCGATGATCCGCTCGAACCGCCGATGGGACAAGGCTGTGCTGCTCGTGAGCGAGTCCGGCGAGAACGGCAAGGGGACCCTGATGCGCATGGCAGAGTGCCTGATCGGGTCGGGCTCGATGCTGAAGGCGAACATGGAGCAGCTCTCCGTCGATGCCTACCTCGAACGCGCCCCCGTCGCGCTGGTCATCTACGGCGACGAGAACAACCACGAGATGTACATCGACGATGCGACGAACCTGAAGAGCCTCGTCACGGGGGACCCCATCGGCCTGAACCGGAAGTACCAGAGCGCCATCGAGGTCTACTTCCACGGGCTTATCGTGCAGTCGTGCAACGGTATCCCCAAGTTCAGGGACCGCTCCGGATCCCTCGCGCGCCGGTTCGCGCTCATCCCCTTCGGCAAGTGCTTCACGGGAAAGGCCAACAAGGCCATTAAAGAGGACTACGTCCAGCGCCCGGGGGTGCTGGAGTACGTGCTGAAGAAGCTGCTGGAGATGGACGAGATCTCACTTGAGGGAGGGGCCGCGTCTTGGTCGCTGCTTGAGAAGATGAAACAGGAGAACTCCTCAGGCCGCGCGTTCTGCGCTGAGATCATGCCCGAGCTCGCCTGGGAGTACGTGCCGGCGGACTTTCTTTACGAGCTGTACGTGGAGTGGTACGCCCAATCCAACTCGGGCCAGAAGCGCGGCTCGCTCAACCGCAAAAACTTCCTGGAGGAGGCGGCGAAGTACGTGGCGGAGTTCGGCGATTGGGTGTACTGCGCCGAGCGCAAGCACGTCACCAAGGAGCAGCTGGAAAAGTGCTGCTACCCTGAGCCCCTTATCGCCCAATTCGACCTTGAGCGATGGGCGAACGAGGACTACTGGCCCGACTGCAAGACCGGGGCCGCCCTCTTCCCGAAGAAGCACAAGGAGAAGTACACGGGCATTTCTTGTGGACGGGCGCGCCTAAGATGCCCCGCCCCGAAGATGCCGCGCCAGCTTCGGAGACTCCCGAGGGCCGCGCCGGCAACCAGGTCGAGGACGCGCAGGAAGGGCTCGGCGATTTCGTCGATGCGCTCTATGCGCAGGGAGCCATCGGATCCCCCGTTGTTCGCTCGCAAGAGACAGGGCAGGTCATCTACGACGCAGCTTGGCGCGCGAAGCGCGACGAGGCGTAGGCCGCCCGCCCTCCTGCGGTCGATATATATATGCGTGTACGGATAAAAGAAAGGAAGCATGATGAATCTACGACAGCTCGAATTCTCCGATCAGGAGCTCTCCGACATCGGATGGGAGACCCTGTATTACGAGCCAGGGGAGCCGCTTTACTCGGGATCGCCTTGGTGCGGCCTGGAGCCGGGCATGGCCCGCAGCGTCGTTCCGATGTACCTGCTCTACGACGATTCCAGCCAGTGCGCCCGGGAGGCGTGGCTGAAGGTGATTCCGGAGATGATCGACCACTACGACAGCCTGGAGAAGCAGCTCCTCGCCGGAGCGGAATTCGCAAAGGAGGAGCGCGCCTACCTGGAGCGGATGCTGGCCGGGATTCGCGAGAAGGGCGACGGCGATGAACGTTAGCGACTGCCCCGACATCATGACGCCGCGCCATGTGGCGAAGCTGCTCGGCATCTCGGAGCAGACGGTCCGGCGGCAGATCAACCTGGGCGAGATCCCGGGCTTCCGGATCGGCCGGAACCTCTTCGTGCTGAAAAAGCATTTTCTCGACCTGATTGATGGCGGCCAGAGCCAGAGCGTGCGGTAAAATAGCAGGGGGCATTCTCTGCCCCCTTCCCTCTTCCGCATCTCGGATGCGGGCAACCCCGCTTTAACCCCCCCCCATTTTGCCGCCCGCGCGGCAGGGTTCTTCCCGCCAACTACGCCTGCTGGGCGTTTTGGATTGAATTTACGAGCGTAGAGCTGAGTTTGGAGGTGATAAATATGGCAAAAGCAATAGGCAATGGCTCCATCATCGAGAAGGCACGCGGCGTCTGGGAGGTTCAGGTCTCCCTGGGCCGCGACCCCATCACGGGGAAATACCCCCGCAAATCGCGTACCGTGCGCGGCACCAAGGCCGAAGCCCGGAGAGTTCGCGACCAGATCAGACGCGAGCTTGAGGACGGCCTTAAAGTCGAGGCCGACAAGGTGACGCTACGGCAGTTTAGCAAAGAGTTCATCGCGGCGAAGAGGGCATCAGGCAAAGCGTCGAGGCACACCATCGACCGCGACGAGGCGAAGCTGAACTTCATGTGCGAGATGCTGGGCGACATGCCCCTGAAGAGCATCGACGCCCGCACAGTGGAGACCCTTTATCGCGAGATTCGTAAGCGGCGCGAGGCCCAGGGCCGGAGATGCGGCAACACCACCCTTCACAGCTACCACGTTATCCTGAAGGCCCTCATGCGGAAGGCCGTGGACTACGATCTGATCTCTCGGAACCCGTGCGACCGGGTGGACGCACCGCCCGTGGACAAGGCGAGCCGGAAGGGCCTCCCTACGGAAGATGCAGCGATACTGCTGGCCCACATTAACGCGGAGGAGAAACGAGCTGTGAACTCGCTCATCGAGAAAGAGAGGCGACAGCGGGACTGGGGCGCTTCAGAAGACAGGAGCTACCTGCTGGGCATGAGAGACGTTTGTTACATCCTAGCTGTAAGGGTCGGCCTTGCCACGGGAATGCGGCTGGGAGAGGTTCTGGCGATCACGTGGGGAGCGGTGGACTTCGAGCGCTCCCAAATCAGCGTGGCTCAATCGCTTGGCCCTGATATGCTGCCCAAGGTGCCGAAGACCGAAGCCGGGAGGCGCACCGTAGCGGTGGATGCAGTCACTATGGCGCACTTGAAGGCATGGAAGGCACTCCAAGCCGACCTGCTGGACGATCTGTGTCTCACTGTCGATGACACGACCCCGGCCTTCTGCTCGGCCACGGGTGGATGGCTGGACAAGAGCAACTTCCAACGCTGGTGGAGGGTCTTCCGTGAGAACGCCGGATTCCCGACCCTGAAGTTCCACGAGCTGCGCCACACCCAGGCGACCCAACTCCTCGCGAACGGAATAGACCTGAAAACCATCCAGAGCCGTCTGGGCCACGCGAAGGCTTCCATAACGCTCGACTTCTACGCCCATGCCGTGCCGGAGAATGACGAGAAGGCCGCACGGCTCATCGGGAATCTGTTTCAGGGCGATTCGAAGCAACCAGAGGCCATACCGTTGCCGAAGGGTGCCTGA